ATGGGACGCTACTAATTTACAATGGAACGAGGTTTAATAATATGTCTATTACAAAAAATGAAAGATCACCATTAGTGGGATCAACACAAACATCAACTTTTGGAGCAGTTGTAACATCTTTTAATTCTAGTGGTAACTTTGTAGCTCCACCTGCAACAACTTCTGTAACTTATCTAGTGTTAGCTGGTGGTGGAGCAGGAGGAAGAATCGGCGGAGGCGGAGGAGCAGGTGGTTTTCGTAACTCAACACCAGGAGAATCTTCTGGTGGCGGAGCTTCGGCAGAACCAGCTTTAAGTGTTACCGCAGGTTCAACAATACCTGTTGTAGTTGGAGGAGGTGGACCAGGAACAACTAGCGGTAATGGAAATTGGAGACCAGGGAATGATTCAAGTTTTGGACCAATTACTTCTGCTGCAGGCGGGAGCGGTGGTAATAGGTTTGCTTACACTACTCCAAGTGGTACTGCTGGCGGTAGTCAGCTTGGACAAGATGGAGGCTCAGGCGGAGGTTCTGGTATTTGGTATAGTGTTGGTAATAAACCTGACGGAAGCGCTGCAGGTGCAGGAACAGCTAATCAAGGTTATCCAGGTGGAGGTGCTAGAAGTCCAGCATCAAACTATGGTTGTGCTGTAGGTGGTGGTGGAGCAGGTGAAGCAGGTCAAAAAGGTAATCCTGATAATGTTATTGGAGGCAGAGGTGGACAAGGCGTATCATCTTCTATTACAGGTTCTTCAGTAGCTTACGCAGATGGCGGTGGCGGAGCAGCAGGTAATAGTGGTCTTACAGCTCCTAATGACAAAGGGGGTGCTCCTGGTCCTGGAGGTACTGGTGGAACAGGATATGGAAGTGGCTCTGATTCTGCTTTACACGCAACAGATGCAGCTGCCAATAGAGGCGGAGGTGGTGGCGGATCAGCTTATGGTCCTGCAACTCCTTCTTTTGCAGTTGTCGGTGCGGGTGGTTCAGGATTTGTTGCTGTTAATGATCCAAAAGGTAGTTTAGTAGCATCAAGTGTTTGGAATATAAGAGAGGTCACTAAAATAAAAAAAGCAGGTGGCAACTGGTATTAAGTAAAACCACTAATGGAGTTATATTTTTGTATTAGTTTACAACGTGCAGGTAATACTTTATTAGGCAGTATTCTAAATCAAAATCCTGATATAACCTTTACAGCTAATAGTCCTCTTACTGAAATTATTTACCAACTTGATTTAATAAAAACTAATAACGAAATTCCTCAACAGCAAAATTTTCCGCATCACGATTCTTTAGATAATGTTATTAGAAAAACTTTTTATACTTATTCTGAAACATTTAAAACAAAATATGTTATCAATAGGTGTAATTGGGGTTCAGATGGAAACCTTGAATTATTAGAAAAGTATTTTGATAAAAAAATTAAATTTTTAATTTTGTACAGAAATCCTTTAGAGTGTTTAGCTTCGTTATTAAAAGCGTTTAAAGTTAAAAAAGAAAATATTGAAACAGATGCAGACTATTTTATGCACCCAGAAACAGGTGTTTTAGGAAATGTTATCAAGCAAATTCCTTTAGTACAAAAAAACTATGAACATTTATTTATTACATACGACCAGTTAATTGCCTATCCACAAAGTACAGTTAATAGTATTTATAATTTTTTTAATATACCCAAATTTGAACATACTTATACAAACTTAAAACAATTTAAAATACAAGGTGTGCAATATGATGATTCTATTTTTGGTGATGTAGATTTACACACAATAAGAACAGATAAAATAGAAAAGAAAAGATACCCAATAGAAGATTTTTTACTACCCTCTGTTATAGAAAAGTATAAAAACATAGGAAAAGAATATGAATCTTAAATGGTATTATTGGTATTTTAAATCTGCTATACCAGAAAAAATATGTGACGATATAGTACGTTATGGTAAAGAACAAGATAAACAAATGGCTACTACAGGAAGCACTAATAAAAACGAACTTACAGAAGTAGAACTTAAAAACATTCAAAAGAAAAGAAAGTCAGATGTGGTATGGATGTCTGATAGATGGATATATAACGAAATACAACCTTACATACATCAAGCAAATCAAAATGCTGGTTGGAATTTTGAATGGGACTGGTCAGAACCCTGCCAATTTACTGAATATAAAAAAGGTCAGTTTTACGATTGGCATTGTGATTCTTTTGAAGTACCTTATGACGAACCTGAAAATCCAAATAGACATGGTAAGTTAAGAAAACTCAGTATGACTGTATCACTTACAAACCCTGAAGAATACGAAGGTGGAGATTTGGAGTTTGATTTTAGAAATACAGACGAAGGTTCACAGCCAAGAATATGTGAAGAAATAAGACAAAAAGGTAGTGTGATTGTTTTTCCTTCTTTTGTTTGGCATAGGGTAAAACCAGTAACAAGAGGAACAAGACATTCTTTAGTATGTTGGAATATAGGATACCCATTTAAATGATTACTGAATTAAAAAATCCTTTGACCGAGGATTATAAAAATCTAAAAAAATTAGTCTTAACTCCTTATTTTCCTTGGTTTTATCATGAGAAAACAACACAGCCAGAAAACGAAGATATGAGTTTTTTTAGTCATGGTCTATTGGGTAGACCAGTGCATGAAATAGAAGGTAGAAAATATCCAGCCATACCTGAAAGCAACTCTGATTATTTTTTGAATTGTTATTTTATTTTAAAAGAAATATTAGATTGTAATAATATAAATTTTGAAGTTATGTATCGAATGAATATTAATTTAACATTACATAGCAAAATAAAAGAAAGTGTGCCACATATAGACTCAAACTTACCACATAAGGTTGTTATTGTTTACTTAAATTCTTTCACACAAGGCAGAACTATAGTTTTAAATAAGGATCAAGAAAAATTTTATTCAAACCCAAAAGAAGACAACGTAATTATGTTTGACGGTAAGCATACACATTATCAAGAATGTCCTGGCAAACATGAAAAAAGAATAGTTATGGTTGCAAACTTTCAATAGGAGTTACTAATGAGTTTTAAAAAAAATGGATACCAACTAATAAAAGGTGCTATATCAAAAGAATTAGCAGATTTTTGCTATCAATACTTTTTGAACAAACGAGCAGTAGCAAAATATTTGTTTGATGAAAAATATATATCACCGTTTACTGAATACTTTGGAGTTTGGAATGACTCGCAAATACCAGAAACATATTCACACTATGCTGATATTGTTATGGAGACTTTGTTGCAACAAGTTAAACCGATTATGGAAAAGAAATCAGAAATTAAACTTATTGAAACTTATTCTTATGCAAGAATCTATAAAAAAGGTGATGAGTTAAAAAAACACAAAGATAGATATTCTTGTGAAATATCCACAACCATGAATTTAGGTGGTGATGATTGGCCTATATTTTTAGAGCCTGATATTAAAGTGCATTTAAAACCAGGAGATATGCTTATGTACCGTGGTTGCGAATTAGAGCATTGGCGTGAACCGTTTACAGGTGAAAACTGCGGACAAGTTTTTTTACACTACAACGATGCAAGTGGCAAAGATGCTCAAAAAAATAAATTTGATGGTAGATCTATCATTGGATTACCATCTTATTTTAAAACATGAGCTTTATAGGACAATACCAAATAAGTGAAGAAGCTGTTGATGAGCTTCTAGATTATTGGCATAAAAATAAATCTAAAGCAGAATTAGGTCTTGTTGGTAACGGTAAGCTAGATGAGGGTATCAAAAAATCACTAGAAATTATGATAGCACCTGAAGAGCTTACAAACTTTTTGTATAAAGATGAATTATTAAAATGTGTAAAACAATATACCACGGAATATAAATTTGCTAACGAAGTAGCATTTTACGGCATCAATCATGGCACCAAAATACAATATTATGATAAGGGCTGGGGTTTTTATAAATGGCATATTGAGAATGACGGCAACCCTAATGTTATTAATAGACATTTAGTTTTTAACACGTATTTAAATAATGTTAAAAATGGAGGCACAGAATTTTTATATCAAGATTGTATTACTAAGGCTACAAAAGGCTCAACAATAATTTTTCCTGCGGGTTGGACGCACGCTCATAGAGGACAAATATCTCAAAACCAAGAAAAATATATAATTACAGGATGGTTCAATTTTATTCAGTAAGATTGCGATAAGGAGTTTTTGCACTATAATAATATTTAACTTTGAGAACAAATTAAATAAAGGAGAATTAAATGAGTTTTTTAAAAAGATTATGGGGAAATTTGACTAATACAGAAGAAGTAAAAGTTAGAACACGTAACAAAAAAGGTCATTATGTAGCTGACGATAAATCTACACCAGATGTAAATGAAGCTTGGACCACAAAAAGAGTCAAAAAAACATCTAAAAAGTAATGGCTAAATCACCTGATGCGTTTGTTTATAACGCTACCCTAGAACGTATTGTTGATGGAGACACCTTTGATTGTTGTCTTGATCTTGGATTTGATGTAAAACTTCATAAACAGCGTGTTAGGCTTCACGGCATTGATACTCCAGAAAGCCGCACAAGGGATCTTGCAGAAAAAAAACTTGGTCTTGCTGCTAAATCAAGGTTACAAGAACTGTGTATTGGCAATATTAAAGTTAAGTCATTAGGCAAAGGCAAGTATGGTCGTATTCTAGGTATACCATATACTGAAGATGGCAGAGATATATGCCAAGTATTAATAAAAGAGGGTCATGCGGTAGAGTACAACGGAGGCAAAAAAACAAAAGTTTGGGGTGATTACTAATGGAGTCAGTAGTCACACTTATACAAGAGGTTGGGTTTCCTATAGCAGCTGCTCTTGGTCTAGGGTGGTTTATTTATAAATTAATAATGCGTATTGTTGACGGTATGGAAACAAAATTAGATACCGTTGATGAAAAAGTAGAGGGTCAAATTGCGGCTATTGAAGAACGATTAGGTACGAAACTTGACTCGCAACATGGTATTTTAGTAGCATTGATAGACAGAATACGCAGTTTAGATAACGAAATCATCAGACAAGACACTCTAATAAAAACAATATTAGGTGTGCCACAGTTAATAGATAGCAATAAAATAGCTAAAGCAGATAGAGATGACCAAAGAAAAGATTGATAAAGAAGAATTAGAAAGATATAGACTTACTTT